AGGCGCAGAGATTATCTTCCATCGTTCCGGTAGTAATGGAGCAGAACGGATACAAGAGCGTGTACTCGGAGGAAGCGTGGTATAAGCTGAAACACGGTACAGGAGTATATGGCATATTCTGGGATAGTTCAAAACTCAACGGATTGGGAGATGTGGCTATTAACTGCGTGGATCTGCTTACATTATTCTGGGAGCCGGGCGTTAAAGATATTCAGAAATCGAAAAACTTTTTCTCTGTTGAGTTGGTAGATACTGAGATATTAGAAGAGCAGTATCCGCAGCTCAAAGAAAACCTTTCAGGAACACAGGACACTCTGGTTAAGAAATATATGTATGATGAATCCATTGATACCACAGGTAAATGCGCCGTGGTTGATTGGTATTATCACAAGATGGTAAATGGCAAAAAGACGTTGCAGTATTGCAAATTTGTAGATGATACCGTTTTATATGCTACTGAGAACGAGACAGACGTTCCTATGAGACAGGAGATGCAGCCTGTTCTGGATGAAGCAGGAAATCCGGTACTTGATGAAATGGGCACTCCTGTTATGGAGATGGTGGAAGTACCGACAGGCGAGGCATCCATGGCAGAGCGTGGTCTGTACGATCACGGAAGATATCCGTTTGTATTCGATGTGCTGTTCCCAGAAGCAGGAATGCCTGTAGGACTTGGGTTCGTAGATATCTGCAAGAATGCACAGGCATCTATTGATATCTACAATAATGCATTTGAGAAGAATGTGCAGTTTGTGGCATCGCCTCGGTATCTGGCAAGAAACGATGGCGGACTCAATGAGGAAGAGTTCAACAATCCAAATGCGCTTATCGTACATACAGACGGAAATCTGGGAGAGGACAGCCTTGCACCGATCAACACACCTGCATTCATCAACTCAAACTACATCAACATTCTGGATCAGAAGATTACAGAGATGAAAGAGACAGCAGGAAACAGAGATGCTACTACAGGCGGAACACAGGCAGGAGTGACTGCCGCATCCGCTATCGCAGCTATTCAGGAATCCGCAGGCAAAACATCCAGAGATCAGATTTCTACATCCTATGAGGCACACAAACAGGTCGTAGATCTTGTGATTGAATTGATCCGACAGTTTTATACCATGCCTAGACAGTTCCGTATTACAGGAGCGCAGGGCAAGCAGGAGTTCACACAGTATAGCAACGCAGGATTGCAGGCACAGCATCAGGGCACAGAGTACGGAGTGGATATGGGGTACAGACTTCCTGTATTCGATATCGAGGTTAAGGCAGAGAAGGAATCTGCGTACACTCAGTTATCCCAGAATGAGCTTGCTATTCAGTTCTACAATCAGGGATTTTTCAATCCACAATATTGCGATCAGGCTCTTGCCTGCATCGAAATGATGGAGTTCCACGGAAAACAGATGGTAGTAGAACGTATTCAGCAAAACGGTGGAATGTATAAGCAGATGGCACAGCTTATGATGCAGATGCAACAGATGGCAGAGATTATAGATCAGTTATCCGGTGGAAAGACTCAGATGGCAGGAAGCGTAGCGGATATGATCGGAGAGAAACTCGGTATTGCACAGACGAGTGGAGCAACGGCAAAGCTGCCAGAGGTTAGCATGGGAGAAAGTGCTATAACAGCAAATGCAAGAGAAAGGGCGAATAACGCAACGAGTCCGAGATAATGACAAAGATTCTATACGAAGTACGACACAATGAATTTGAAATTGATATAAAAGGGCACGCAGGATACGCGGCAGCAGGCAACGATATTGTCTGTGCCGCTATATCCATATTGGTGCAGACGTTGGTGCAGCATCTTGGGAATGTGGCGGTAGATCTCGCCTACAAGATTGACAATGGCTCAGCGCATATCTGGGCGCAGGGAGCAACAGCATACATATCTTTCCGGACGATCCTTACCGGACTTGAGATGTTAGCGCAACAATATCCAGATTATATTTCGATTAAGCAGGGGTGCACTATGAAAATAGATACGCCTTTGGAATAATAACAACTATAAGGGTCGCGACCTACCGCAGAGAGCAAAGAAAGGAGCTTTATGCCCTACAAAGTTTTATTAAACCTCCAACTCTTCGCAGAGGATGGGGGAACATCAATGGCAGGAACAGGGGAGCTCGCCACTTCCACAACGGAAAATTCTGGTTCTGACGGAGTAGCTACCGGAGGAACAGGAGAGCAGGTCGTAACTGCACAACAGGACGGTCAGCCACAGGAGGAAACTTTCGAGAGTCTGATCGCAGGTAAGTACAAGAAGGACTATGAGAAATCGCTCAAGAGCGCGATGCAGAAACGATTTAAGAATCAGAGAGATTTGCAGGGGCAGATTGATCGCATTGATCCTATCGTAAGAACGATGGCACAGCGGTACAATATTAAACCTGCTGCCGATGGATCTATCTCCATTGATGATCTGCACAATGCCATTATGAATGATAATGCAGCATATGAACAGGAAGCATTCCAAAGAGGAATGAATGTAGAAGATCTCAAAACCTTAAAGAGACTTGAAGCGGAAAATGCAACGCTAAGAGCACAAAATGCCAGAACAGCGGAGCAGAGAGAGTGGGATGCCCTTATGCAACAGGGAGAGCAGGTAAGACAGATGTACCCTGACTTCGACCTTGATGCAGAGATGCAGAACCCACAGTTCGGACGTTTACTTGCTACCATGCAAAAATCCGGATTCCCTAATGCGGTAAGAACGGCATATGAAGCCGTACACCGTGAGGAAATCATGGGAGGCGCAATGCGCTACGCGGTAGCACAGACTGAACAGAAGATTTCAAAGTCTATCCAGAGCGGTATGCGCAGACCTGCCGAGAACGGCACGACACAGCAGGCAGCCGCAAGTGTTGGTACAACAGATCCTTCCAAACTTACTAGAGCACAGATTGAAGATATCAAAAAACGTGCGGAACGTGGAGAAAAAATCACGTTCTGACAGTAAGACAAGGAGAAAAAACCATGAATAAGAACAGAATGTTACTTAATTTGCAGTTATTCGCTGAGCCTAATACTCAGACAACTGCGACAGCAAACGAAGGAAATAGCTTAGCACCTACAATGAAAACCTTTTACCGGACAAGCCTTTTGGAAAATGCCAGAAATGAGCATTACTTCAATCAGTTCGGACAGAAGCAGCCACTCCCTAAGAATGGCGGTAACAAGGTAGAGTGGAGAAAGTTTGATACATTCTCTAAAGCTACTACTCCTTTAACAGAAGGTGTTACACCTGACGGAAACACTGTAAACATGACAAAGATCGAGGCAACAATCAATCAGTACGGCGATTACACCACAATCTCCGACAGATTAGAACTTGAAGCGGTAGATCCTATCATCGTTGGTGTTACAGAAGAACACGGCGCACAGGCAGGCGATACGCTTGACGTTATTACTCGTAACGAAGTAATCACAGGCACAAACGTAATCTATGCAGGTGGTAAGACTAGCCGTGCTGCATTAACAGCAGCAGATACAGTGACAACTACACTCGTAAATCAGGCTTTCACATTCTTAAAGAAAATGAAAGCTCCTACATTCAACGGCGATTATGTTGCTATCATTCATCCTTCCTGCTCTTATGATTTAAGAGAATGCGAGGGATGGTTAGAAGCACATAAATATGCGAAACCGGAAGAAATCTTTAATGGAGAAATTGGTAAGCTCCATAACATCCGTTTCGTAGAAGATACAGAACAGAAAATCTGGAAGGATGGAGAAGTTGCTGTTTATGCTATTACTGTATTCGGTAAAGATGCATACGGTATCATCGAACCTTCTGCAGAGTCCTTAGAAGTAATTGTTAAGCAGAGAGGTTCTGCCGGAACTTCCGATCCTTTGGATCAGAGAAGTACAGTAGGTTGGAAAGCATCTCATGCAGCAAAAATCCTTTATCAGGAAAGACTTGTTCGTATCGAGTGCGGTTCTTTCTATAGCAATGTAGACGAAGCCAACTAAGAAGGAGAAAAAATATGGCAGATACAAAGACAACCAAAACAGTAGCAGATCCGTGGAAGGAGGAAGTGGAGATTAAACTCCCAAAGGCAACCAACGGAGAACCTAATTATGTTATCGCGTCTGTAAATGGTAGAGCATTTAAGATTCAGCGTGGCATTAAGGTTAAAGTGCCTGCTCCTATTGCGGAAGTTATTGAACACAGTTTCTTGGCACAGGATGAAGCAGACAGCTTCATTGAAAGCAAAACTGAGAAATAAAACAGCGGAGGCAGGGAAACTTGCCTCCTGTTTTCGTATAGGAGTGAAATTATGACAGTAGCAGGAATAATTCAACAGTACAATACGGAACGTCCGAACTCGGTGGATGACGAAATTAAGGTTGGATGGCTGCGTAAGGTAGAACAGATGATTATAAACGAGGTTATCTCACAACACGAGCACGATCTGGAAGATAAGACAGAAATGTCTATCAGCGTATCCGGATCAACCTTGTTTATTAAGGAGGCAGGCAGTATCGCAGAACATATTGCATCTTTTGGCATGGATTCAAAGCTGTTAGTGCCTGAACCATACGACGATCTGTATCTCTTTTATCTGGATCAGCGCATTGCGTACAACAATAACGATACCAGAAGATACAATGCAGCGGCTCAGCAGTACAACAATGCCCTGCTGACATATCAGCAGTATTTCAACCGCAATTATCCGACCATCAAGACACAGAAGCGAATGTTCCGTCACGAGAATTTGTAAGGGAGGGCATTATGTATTATCCAACAGTAGCGGAAGATAACAATACCAGATCCCTTATCGACACATGGTTAGGATACAACCACAATTACAAAATAAAAAACGGCGAGTTCTACGATATGGAAAACCTCACGAGCGATAATTACCCATTGCTCACGCCGAGAAAGACAAGACCTCTTTTGGCAGAGGGAGAAAATATCAGAGGACTTCTCTATTCAGACAATAACATCTGCTATTTAGAGGGAGATGTGCTGCATTATAGCCTACAGGAATTTGATCTCACGCCATACATGGACTATATCGGTGGAGTGGAGGAACAGACGCTCCTGCGTTTTGGCGCGTATATTCTGATATTCCCATTGGGGATCTATGTAAATATATACGATCCGGCGGATTGTGGAAGGATGCGGACACGATTTGAAGCAGAGCAGGGGAAGAAAATTACTTACTCCATCTGCGATATCAATGGCGATGACTACGAAAATGTGGTTGCAGCAGATACTGCTCCGGAAAATCCGCAAGAGGGGCAATATTGGCTCAATACAGGAGAGAATAGCGGACTCAATATCTGGAATAAATCAGAGAGTATGTGGCAGCCAGTGGCAACAACTTATATCCGCATTAGGGTAGAGGATGCAATGCTGACTGATTATTTTGCGGAAAAAGATACCGTGAATATGAATGCAAGCATAGCAAACATCAATAACGGATCTCAGATTCAGGCGATGGGCGATGATTACATTGTCGTAATAGGTTTGATGTCTGAGGTAATAAAAGAAGAAACCACGAGCGAGTCATGGACTCTCAGAATGGAAAGAAAGATACCGACTCTCGATTACGTCTGCACGGATAAAAACCGAGTATGGGGATGTCATTACGGATACTCAGAAGATGGAGAGATGATAAATGAGATCTATTGCTGCAAACTCGGAGATTTTAAGAATTGGTATACCTATCAGGGGATCTCAACAGACTCTTATGCTGTGAGTGTAGGCGTTGCCGGAGAGTGGACAGGCTGCATCTCATTTCAGGGATACCCTACGTTCTTTAAAGAGAATGCGATTTTCAGGATCTACGGTTCATATCCGGCAGAATACCAGATTATCCAGAATGATTGCAGGGGAGTTCAGCAGGGATCGCATAGATCTCTCGCGGTAGTCAACGAATATTTGCTATACAAATCTGCTTCGGATGTAGTTGCATATGATGGATCAACACCTGTATCTATTTCGGAAGTGTTCGGAAGAGAGGCAATGTTCTACGATGCAGTAGGCGGCGGTTGCTTGAATAAATACCATCTCGTAATGCAGACAGCAATCGGTAAAAGATATTACTTTGTGTACGATATGCAGCATGGCATATGGGAAAAAGAGAGCGCAATACCTATTATGCAGTTTTCGGCAACAGAAAACGGTCAGTTATATGCTATTACGGCAGACAAATTATATGGTCTTGGTTCTACGGACAACATCGCCTATGCAAATGAATTGATTGGCGAAGAATGGGTTGATTGGTACGCGCAGACAGGCGAAATGGGATACGAAACACCAGACAGCAAGTATGTAGGCAAAATATCGATCAGGGCGCACATTCCGTATCGTAGCGAGATACAGGTACTTATATCGTATGATGACAGACCATTTGAAGAGGTTTCTCTTTTGCGTGGAGCGAATAGTGTGGCATCCCAGAAGATAGATATAATGCCGATGCGATGCGACCACTATCGGATCATGTTTAAGGGGCACGGAGACTGCCGGATCTATTCGATGGCAATTACCTTAGAAAATGGGAGTGATGAATATGGACATTAGAATTGATAAGCCTATTCTGAACAGACCAACACCAGAGGAAAATCTCGCTCTGGTAGATAAATGGATCTCGGAAACGGCAGATAAGCTCAATTATGTAATTACACAATTAAACAGGGAAAGGAGAGAGGGCGATGGAGCAGCAGATTGACAAGATTAACTATGGCGGAGTTACCTATAAATTTGTGGATCAGACTGCGAGAGATGCCAATACTGCATTATCTCAGCGCGTTGGTAGACTCAATGAGTCGCAGACGGAAGCGTTGAAAAGCGAAGCGCAGAGAGCTGCCAATGCCGAGAAAGCATTGGAAACGGCAAAAGTTTCTAAAGAAGCAGGAAAAGGACTCAGCACAAATGACTTCACGGACGAGTATAAGGATAAGCTCGACAATCCGGCGGCGATGACAGGAGCTACTGCGATGACGGATGGAAAGCAGGGCGATGTGCCTGCACCTGTCAAGGGGCAAGAAGGGTTATATCTGGACGGTTCTGGTAATTGGAGCAAACCTCAAGATACAACATATGAGAACGCAACTACAGAGGCAGCAGGACTTATGTCCGCCGAAGATAAGGACAAGCTCGATAACATTGATACAGAGCAGGACGATATATCTGCCTGCAATACGGTATTCAATGACGATGGCAGTATCACAGAGACACTCGGCAATGGCAAGGTAAAACAGACAACATTTAATGCTGACGGATCTATCACTCAGAGGATCACGAACGCAGCAGGAACTACGCTCACGCTAAAAACGATATTCAATGAGGATGGAAGCATCACAAGAACAGTAACGTAAGGAGGGATATTATGCCTGCGGTAGTAAGAGAATTGATGGACGATGAAGGAAACAAGGTCTATCCAGTTACAAAAGCGAGTGCCGCCTATATGCGAGGCGGTAAGGTATCCGTAGAAACGGCTGTTATAGATATGATGGAAGCAGGAATGAAGGTTGAGTTCTTAGAGGATGGAAACATTAAAAAGACTCTGGAATCCGGCAACATCGTCACAGTTGAATTTCTAATGGATGGCTCAATTAAAGAAACTACAACAGATCCGGAAGGGAATAATCTGTCTGTAAAGACAACCTCATTCGGAACTGATGGAAGTATAACTATTAACATTGCCTATAAGGGCGAAGAACAGGAGGAAGAATAATGTATTCAGCATTAACTTACTTTGGAATGGGCAAGCTGATATGCAAGTCGAGCAGCGCATTGGACAATGGTAAAACCGTAAGTGTTACTGATGGTAAGAAAACATGGTCTGGCGTGATTGCAGATGGCGTGTGCGTAATCAATATGCTGCCTGCAAAGCAGAAGTACACCGTATGTCTGATTAACGGAGACGATGTAGAGTATGCAACGGAAGTGATCTTTGGTTTCGGAGATTGCAAGGAAATTGATGTCGGTCTTGATAAGACCACATGGAAAGGATTGAAAGCGATTGTAAACGCAGGTTTGGAAACTGAAATGTTAGCGGTCGGAGATCAGATTTCCGCTGTTATCGGTGGAGAGACACAGGTATTTGATATTATTCATATCGACTACAAAGCAGGTACATATGGGCACAATATCGTCCTTGCAAAACACACCTGCTTAGCAGCGACAAAACAGATGAATACATCTGATACCAACGTGGGTGGATACAAAGCGACACTTGTTGCTGATTATCTGGATAATGACTATTACGATAGCCTGCCTGCGGATATGAAGTCTGTAATTACACAGATGACGTTTCAGGCATCCATCGGTAACAAGAGTTCCAACTTGCAGAATGAAGAGCATAAGATCTGGCTACCTCTGGAATATAATATTTTCGGTGCTACCACATATGCGGCTGCAACGGAAGTTACCACAGGCAATGCAGAACAGTTCGCATATTTTGCAACAGCTGCAAACAGAATCAAAACTCTGGGAGACACAGGCTCTGCCTGCTATTGGTGGTTGAGTTCTCCGTATGTCAGCTACACTACCAACTTCTGCACTGTCTCCTCAGCAGGCGATGCCAACAACACCACCGCGAGCCACTCTCGTGGCGTGCTCCCCTGCTTCCTTATCGCGGCAGATGCATAGAAGATGGAGAAAAAGTAAATAGCAATCTAAAAATCCTACGGCTTTATGCCGTAGGTAGAAAGGTGTATTGAGAAAATGAGCGTACTCGCAGGCAAACGTGCGGAAAGCAAAATGGAATTTCTGAATACTGCGCACGAATTAGAGTTGCAGACAATAAGAATGACAATGAGGGAGAATACAATTCCCAAGAGGTATAGATATGTACTCGGCAGACCGCTGACAGATGCGGCGAGAACACTCAATCAGTACATCGTATATGCAAATGGAATATTCCCAACAAAGAAAGCGGAATATGAAGTCAGGAGAAAGTACCAGAAAAGGGCGATGTTGGAAGTCCAGAATATGCTTGAGCTTATGCGGATCACAACAGAGCTGATACCGATTAAGAACACAGTATTGGAAGAATGGGTAAAACTCGCAACTCTGGAAGAAAATCTCCTGAGAAAATGGATACAAGCCGATAGGCAAAGATACAAAGATCTACCATAGGTTACACATTGTATTTGCTCTGCCTGCAATTGGTGGTTGAGTTCTCCGAATGTCAGCAACACTACCAACTTCTGCAATGTCAACTCAGCAGGCGATGCCAACAACAACAACGCGAGCAACTCTAATGGCGTGCTCCCCTGATTCCGTACAGTTTTTAATGTAGAACGAGTAAGTCTTATGACCGAAAGCAAACAGTAGTACGTGGAAGGAATGTGTGACCTTCGCGAAAGCGTAAATATGATCTCTCATACCTGCGTCCGGACGCTTCTTGCATGGCAGGGATGGCATCCTGTTTCATGGATAGTGGGTTATGTATCTGAATTAGCCACAAAGGAGATATAGGGAGTGACAAGTAAAGAAAGACACGAAGCCAGATATCAAAGAAGAAAAGCGAAGAGGGATGAAAAGAAAAGGCAGCGCAACGAAGGTTATACCTTTGAAGCGGTAACTGATTTTAGAAATCTCCGAAAATCCTTTTACCAAGCAAGAAAAGGTGTAAATTGGAAAGCCTCGGTGCAGCGATATGGATGCAATGTACTGAGAAATACGATGCAGGCATCCGCGGATCTTAGGGCAGGGAAGAATATCAGTAAAGGTTTTATTGAATTTGATCTGTGTGAGAGAGGAAAACGCAGGCATATTACATCGGTACATATATCTGAGCGAGTGGTGCAGAAAAGTTTGTGTGATTATGGGATTGTTCCTGTAATACAAAAGGGATTGATATACGATAATGGAGCGAGTCAGAAAGGCAAGGGTACAGATTTTGCCAGAGACAGGCTCAAGAAACATATGCGGCAATACTACAGGAAGCATGGTGCTGACGGTTATATCATAATGGGAGACTGTCATGACTTCTTTGGAAGTATCCGGCATGAGATTGTGGAAGATAATGTGAGAAAGGTTGTAACGGATCGGAAACTATGTGATCTTGCAATGAGTTTTGTTCATCCGTTCGAGCGAGGTCTGGGATTGGGTTCTGAGGTATGCCAGATCTTAGCGGTGTCCTATCAAAATCGTATCGACCATAGTATAAAAGAAGTGAAAGGGTGTAAATGGTACGGCAGATATATGGATGATTTTTATATTATCTGCAAGACCAAAGAAGAGGCAAGGGAAATCCTGAATGATGTAACAAGAATGTATGCGGATCTGGGAATAGAACTCAATCCAAGAAAGACTCAGATAGTCAAATTAACACATGGATTTACATGGTTACAGGATAGAATGTTCCTACTGCCAAGCGGAAAGATAGTAGATAAGCCTAGTAGGGCGAGCATTACTCGCAATCGCAAGAGGTTAAAGAAACTCGCGAAACTTCTGGATGAAGGAAAAATATCATACGATGCAGTCCGCAGCTTCTACGCCTCACACATTGGATACTTGAAAAATAAGAACGGCTACCGTGCAAAATGCAATATGGATAAGCTGTTCAACGAATTATTTATAAGGAGGTTTATCTATGAAGCACCTATTGCTCAACAAGGACAATGTAATTATTGACATTGTAGATGCGGTAAAGCCTGTTATGAAGAATAAGAACGGAATTACCGTACTGTGCAAAGCAGATGAAGCACAGGGGTATATCGGCAGCGATAACGATATTATCTATGCAAAAATCGGTTCTCAGTTCCAACCAACATACTACGACATCGCAAAGATTGTCGCTGTGGGAGAAATCCCTGCGTTGGTTGTTCCTCTTATGTTTAAATATGGTTTTGAAAATACAGAAGATCCGGAGATGGCATTCTACATGAATGAAGATCCGTATCCGGAAACAAACACCAATCTGACAGCGAGGACAACTGATATCGAGGATATGATCCTTGATATGAGCATGATTGTATATGCTTAGAACGATACTATTAAAATTACTATTTAACAAGGAGGAAGAGATTATGATCGCAATGTTATGGGCACAGAAAATTATGTACTTAAAGAAAAAGTTTAAAGATGTTCCTGCAGGATTGAAAGATCAGGTAAGAGAAATTCTTATTGAATCCGGATGCGAGCATCTGATTGTGGAGGAATAATCAATGAGACAGATTAGTATTTTATGGGCAACGAGATTAGAGAGCGGAGATAAAAAATACAGTTTTAATGATGTCCCTGCTCAGCTCAAAGATGAAGTATTACAGAAGCTCCACGAGGACGGTTATGTTGTAAATGATGAAGGATACGCAGTCCTTGCTGCGGATAATCAGTAAACAGCAGCAGGTCATTTCGGAGATGGCGGAGCTTGAAAAGGAGCTTATAAGTGAGTTGTCACAATACCGGAATGTGGAGTTAGAAGAACAGAGAATAAAAGAGATTGAGGCGTTGGTGTAAACCGATGCCTCTTTTTTGGGTGTCCTATGTTTATGATTATATATTTTGTACGATTAGAATAGTTGAAATCTTAGCAAAGGAGATAGGAAAGATGGCGAACAATAAATCATCAACAAGCGCAAAAGGCGGATCTACATCGAGCAGCAGCAACTCCACTCAGGGCGGCAGCACAACGAATACGAGTAGCCATAGCGTTACAAACTCTAACTCTCATACAGAGGGTGGCTCTCACAGCTATTCTTACGGCAAGAGTTGGGCATCCGGTAAAGTAGACGAGCACACACAAGCACAGAGAGATAAATATAATCAAGATTATCAGGAGGGCAGCAAAGTTACGGCTGCTTATGATAAATTGCAGGAAATTATCAATGGAAAGCCGACATTCGAGTCATCCTATGAGGAACAGCTCAAGGGATTGTACGATCAGATAATGAATAGAGATGCTTTCAGTTATGACTTCAATGCCGATCAGATGTACCAGATGTATAAAAACAACTATATGCAGCAGGGCGAAACTGCAATGCAGGATACTATGGGGCAGGCAGCAGCAATGACAGGCGGATACGGATCTTCTTACGGTCAGTCTGTAGGGCAGCAGACATATCAGAGTTATTTGCAACAGCTTAATGATGTCATACCGCAGCTTAGAGATCAGGCGTATCAGCAGTATCAGGATGAAGGAACGAACCTGCTCAATAAATACAATGTCACAACAGATGCCTACGATCGCGAATATGGACAGTACAGGGATGATGTATCCGATTGGCAGTCTGACAGAAGTTTTCAGCAGGGAGTATACACGGATGAAAGAAACTTTGATTATTCGCAGTTTACTGATAACCGTAATTACTGGAATGATGAATACTGGAATGAAAGAAATGCAGAGCGATCCAATTATCAGATTACAGACACATCCTATTGGGAAGATACCCAGAGTCACTCCGTTACAGATACTCAGAGTACATCTAATACGAGCTATTGGGAGAATACCAATTCTCACAGCAGCTCAAATAATTGGAGCAACTCTGATACATCATATAGCGGTGCTTCTGGCGGAAGTACCGGAAGCAGCAATTCGCAGGCGAAAGCAAATGACTTCTACAATAGCAATCAGAGTAATGTGTGGAATAATAGCGGCAACAATAGCAGCGAACAGTCCGGCGGATTCAATAACTCTCTGAACGCTGCTCCGTACAATATTACAGAGGATAATGCACTGGCACAGGCGAGCGATGAAGAAATCAAGAGTTTTGTTGGAATGCTACAGAATGCAGGAACGGAAACAGAGAGATTTGCGCTTGAGTATCAGATGAAAAAAGAACTCGGAATGACTGATACTGAAATCAAACTCCTGCGAGAATTAGCGGCAGGAAATAGAAGTTGGAACGGTAATCAGTTGAAATAAGGAGAGGCAAGATGGCAGGAAATAAATTTCAGGATTTTATTAAAAGACATTCAGGAGGAACTACGACAAGTAGTTCCTTTTCCCCATATCAGAGACCTTCTGCACAGGATCTCTATAATGGATACGCGAGAGAGGCGGAGGAAGAGGAAAACAAATTTCAGAAATTCATTAAGAACCATGGAAGCGGAGCGCAGCAGATTCCGCAAGGAGTTATGGGATATCGACAGATGCAGGAGAATACCTTCCGTATGCAGGCAGAACAGGCAAAAGCGCAGCGCGAATATCGCGCAGAACTCCTTCCGGAATTGGAAAAGAAAAAGACAGGAGAGATTGCACCTGCATCCGTGCAAGAAGCACAGGCGAGAATTGCTGAACTCGAAACAGAGGTACAGGATATGCTTAGTGCATATGGCGGAAACTATTACGATGGATCAGATATGAAAATGAGTGATAGTGATCTGGTAAACAATGCAGCTCAGAGCAGGGCGCGTGGATACTATAAGCAGGCAGACGCTCTCAACACCTACCAGAAAGCTACAAGCGAAAAAGTGAATCCAAGGGCAAGGGGATTGTCTGGCAACGGTTCGACTATCAAAAATAGCGATGCACAGCAGGCGGCTTCCGATATCATGGACGCGACCGGATGGGATATTGAAACCTTGAATAAGTATTTGTCAGATGCAAAGACTATCGGACAGTTTAATTACGACAAAGAGGCAGGAGAAGGATTCCTCACAACAGAAGAGGCTCTAACTTATTCGCAGGCTAAGATTGAATCTCTTTCAGATGAAGAAAGAGCAATTTTAAATAATCAGAGAAAAGATCTTGAGAGTTACGCAAGAAAATCCTATGAAGTTATGGTGTGGGGCGATGTAATGAGCGATTATGTTGTGCCTACTGAGGATTGGAGAGAAGAACTCAAGGCGTTAAATCCGGACAAATGGACAGATGAATTATTGGATGAATATGCGTCCTATAACGATAGACTCGCCAATGCGGCTACTGCTGAAAAATTCAATTCCGAAAGTTTCGCAATCGACAAAAGCGATAATACTGCTACAAAAATTTTAAAAGGTGCAGCGAATACATATCAGCAGTTAAGACCGACACAGGTATATATGCAGGGCATTCTGGGATCGTTTGAAAATGGAGAAAAGGCAGATGGTTTAGGAAGAGACGTTTATTCTCCAAATATGGCAATGCTTAATGCAAACGAATATGCAAATCAGCAAGTAGTAAACAACGCAATCACAGACAAGCATCCATTTTGGCAGACTGCTTATGGGATCGGCGTATCCACAGGACAGGCAGCAGAAATTGCAGCAGGCGGCGCACTTCTTGGAAATGCATTCGGTGGTGTTGCAGGAGGAATGGGTGCGAGCGCGAATACAGTTGCAAATGTAAGTAATGCAGTGGGGAAAGCCGCACCATTGGTAACATTTGCTACAACAGCATACAACTCAGGATACAAGGATGCGAGAGAACGTGGTGCTACAGAAAGTCAAGCGCAGACATATGGTATTGCAGCAGGAGCCATTGAAGCAGGCACAGAACTTTTGCCCTTGGAGAACTTGTGGAGTTTAGCAGGAGGAAAACGAGTAGGCAAGAACTTTGTAAGAGAATGGCTCAAACAGGCAGGTATTGAGGCAGGAGAAGAGAGTTTGAGTGATATCGCGAACAGAGTATCTGACTACATGATTATGGGAGAAGATGGCAACTCTGCTTTTGTGCTTGCGCAGAAATCTTATATGGAGCAGGGGTATTCTGAAAAAGAAGCGAGAGTGCAGGCGGAAAAAGACTTCTGGAAGCAGGTAGGTATTGATGCCCTTGGAGGTTTTGTGTCCGGTGGAGTCCTTGGCGGTGGTGCTATTTATACAGGATATCAAAATGCAAAATATAATACACAGAGGGCGGATGCTATCCAGAATTATTATAAAGACGCGGATATCAATACAGATACAGAATATGGATACGCGCTGAAAGAAGATGCACAGAGATACGCTGACAATCCAACTCAATATATGGCGGATATGATGGATGATAGCACAGCAGAGGGTAAAGCACGTAAGGCAGAAGTACAGGCTTTGGCTGCGCAGGAGGCGCAAGGAAAGGCTTTAAGTAAAGCAGATAGAAATTATATCGAGGAATCTCTTTATGTGGCTGAAAACGCCGCTCAGCAAAGCGAGGCGGCTATGTCTGCGAGAGAACAATACCAGAAATATGTAAATGAGATGGCAGCAGTTCCGGCAGAATACAGAACCGCAAGCACATCCATTACAGAAGATGAAGCGAGAGCAAGTTTTGGAAAAGCCGCCGCAACAGGAGATGTTGTATCTCTTGGAGAAACTTATCAGGCGTTAAAAAATGCAAAGAGTGCAGACCTCAGAAACAGAGCGGATGAAATTTATTCTGAATACTTTGGAATGGCGGAAAGTCATGGCGTAACCAGACAGCAGCTTGAGACTTTCAAAGTATCTGAGCAGGAGGCTTATGCAGCAGGACTCAAAGGAGAGAGCAGAGGAAGCATGGGCGCACTGTCCATGAAAGCGGCAGAAGCATATCGAGCAGGGCAGCAGGCGTATCTAAGCAATAAAAACGCCACTGTAATAGAAAGCAAAAGCAATGTACAAAAAGCAAGTGTTTTAACAAAAGATGGTAAAAACGTAGTGCTTACAGGTGCTTTTACTTCTAATGGCAAAGTGCTTACTCAGGATGGGCAGCAGGTATCCGTAAGCGATCTGGATCTCAAAGATAGCGCAGTGCAGAAAGCGTATGGATATGCGGATACTCAGCCTAGTGTTATGGCGAAGAATGCCTATATCAGCAATATAAAAGATGGAGTAAATCTGGGAAGCTACAACACAGCATTTGAAAGTGTATTCAGAGCCGGACGTGTTGGCATGGAATACGACAGCATGATTCAGACTGGAAAATATAAAATGTACGCGCAGGTGCTTGGAGAAGATACAGTGCGTGCGATGTATGATGCAGGTGTTGCTCAGACACAGATGGAAAAGGCGCAGGAAGCTACTGCGTCTGTTAATGCTGCATTTAAAATCAAGAAAGGTTCAGGTGTTTTCGAAGATGCGAGAACAGACAAGAGCGACAAAATGAATACGGAAGTATTCAGATTGATTGCCAATGTGTCCGGTATTAACATCCGTCTGGTAGATGATAAGGGTGTCTTAGGAAAAGAAGGTGCGAATGCGTACTTCGATCCAGAGAACTCAACCATTGTTGTAGGAGCACACGCGACAGCACAGGCGTTCCATGAAGTGCTCGGAGAATTTACAAAGTATTATAATTCTGCGGACTATGCTGTTATTAAAAAGGCGGCAATGAATGGCGCGGCAGAAATTCTCGGCACAGATCTGTTTGATAGCACCATGAAGAGTTACGGTGCTGCTTATGGAAAAGCAGGCTTGAAAAATACAGACGATGAAATGTCCGATGAAATGACGAATGATTATGTTGTGGCAATTCTTTCGACAGAGAAAGGCAGACAGGTTTTTGCAAAATATCTGGCTGAAAATTGCACGAAGCAGCAGGCAAATTCCATCAAGGATAAAATCGCGAACCTGTATAAGAGCATTGTTAGATCCATCAAAAATATTATGAGCAGATCTAAACTCATGCCTTATCAGCAGAGACTGCTTGAAAATGGATACAAGAGATTGGAACAGGATGCGGATCTGTTTATTAAAGCGTTCGCAAAAGCGGTAGAAAACTATAAGAGCATGGAAGATGGCACGAGCGTTACCGGAGACAAGGCATATTCGGTAACGGTAGATAATACCGGAAAAGAACTGACAGAACAGCAGCAGGAATATTTTGCAGAGTCGAAGATCAGAGATAAGGATGGAAAGCTCAAAGTGATGCATCATGGCAGCATTGCTTATGGTTTTAGTGTGTTTGACATCAAAAAAGCAAAAAGTGCCGGAGCGTATGGACGCGGATTCTATTTCTCTGATAGCGATTCTCATGCAGGACAGTACGGAAAAACTTATGATGTGTACTTGAATATTGTAAATCCTCTTACTACAGGCATACACAATATGACAAAGGAACAGATCAGAGCGTTTGTCGATGAAGTGGCGAATGATGAAGATTACGGCATTGAAAACTACGGCTATGGAGCTACTCCTGCGAGCGTGGCAGATGGTGTATGGGGCAAGGATGATTTCGCTATGATACAGGATATCAATGCAACCTGCATCGGAGATTTTGCAGAGGTAGTCAAGATCTTTAACCGTGTAAATGGAACGACATACGATGGCATTGTTGCGCCTACAGAAACCATTGCGTTTTATCCTGAACAGATTAAAAATACTACAAATACAGATCCTACAAACGATCCAGATATCAGGTTTTCACTAGATGTAGAAGCAGACGAAAATGGTTATCTGCAACTAGACAATAAAAATCTGAATGAGGAAGAGGCGAAACAGACTTTCAAAATCAGAGAGGCTGCAAAAGGAGATCCGTACGTATACATGACGAATACAACTTATGTGCAAAAGACTACATGGGAAGCACTAGGGAAAATAGTTGGTAAGGATTGGAGAAAACTAAAAGAAGTAGCAAGTGCGCAGGCGAAAAGTGAATATGGATATACTTTCGACAATTCGTATACAGCGAAAATTATGTCCTTCCTGAATGATAAGGTATACTTCAAAGATACGAGTTATATCGACAAGGAACTCCATGCAGAAAAAGCAGAAGAATATTTTGGCGTAACCAGAAGTTTTGACAGGGCAGGCTATTTGGATATCAATGGTAAACTGCTTGATTTTTCGCAAGGACAGGGATATAGGGTGCAGGATCACAGAGAAATCAGCGATATTCTGGATATGGACGATGACGCAGGATATTCTGACGGACTTATTCAGTTCATGGCAGAGGGAAATGTTAGAATGCAGAGTTATGGCATCGACATCTCAGTGTCTCCAAACACGAAACAGAGAAGCGTGCTGAAAGACTTTTTCAGACGATTGGGCGGAGAGGTAACAGTGGACTTCTCTGCAATAAACGGAGATACCATTGGTAGTGCTGAATACAGAGAAGGAACTGCTCCGAGCAGAATACTTAACGACATCGACAACTTCTTTGCAACAGGCGAAGTTCCGACAGGTAATGCGGATGATCTTATGAGTTTTCGGTATTCGATTGAAGTCACAGAGGATGGATACAAATATGTAAATGTGGATGTGGATCAGAAGCAGTTTGACGGAAAATCCATGGAAGAAAAAAGAGCATTAGCACGCAAAGTAATCTTAGATAAATTTGCACGCACCATCATCGGTTATAAAGAGGGTGCTCCTGTGGTGGAAACTGCAAGAGGCGCAAAAGAGTATTCATATGCAGATAAGCGTTACTACACAGATGCTGCCAGAAATGCGAAAATGAGAGCGTCTACCGAGTTGGATTCTTTGCTGAATGTAAGTAAATTTGTCGCTCACGCAGATTATGAAGAGGTAAAAGAAAGACATCCGGAAGCACATGGCGGATTCGATCAGTACAAAACATTGTTTAAGGTCGGAGAAGATTGGTATGTTGGGATTGTAAACATTATGAATCAGAAGAATGTTAGAACACTTTACGACATAACAAAAATTAGGAGCATCGACCAAAACAAGATTCCTACCGAAATCGGTAGCCTCGCAGAGTCGAGTGCTCCTATGGATATTATATCACGGTATCTCGAAAATAACAAGAAGTTCTCGTTAGATGTAGATGATACTTTCTGGGATATTTTTGGTGGAGAGGAACTTGCAGAGAGTGCGTCCATTCTTGAGGAAGGTATGGAAGCTCTGAAACATCAGAAAGTGGATGCCACGAAAGTGCGTAGCGTGGCTCATAAGATCCGCAAGGAGTTTGGCAGCACAATCAATCTTGGAACACTTGCTGAAAATCTGGAAAAAGTATTTGCTTATATGCAGACAGAAGATCATGTAAATTACAATGATATGATGCGCGTATTGGATGAAGTGGCAACTCCGGTCATCGATCAGGCGACTACGCTCGAAGGGCAGGAGATGTACGATGCGTTTGTGGATACTATGAAAGGGTACAGCATCCGATTAACAGAGGCGCAGAAGCAGGAAGTAATCAGCGTATTCGGATCATACGGAGAGTTCCGCAGGATGATGATGCCGATCAATATTAGTGAAAAGGGAACAGCGGATCTGGAAATGCTCTGGAATGAAATTGCAGAAGCATCTGGCGGTATTTTGGATGCGGATACTGTAGAGGGCGATATGCCTACCGCATTATATGATACTCTGTCATCCCTAAGACCATCCCCTGTAAATAATTACGGTGGAAACAGAGAAACGGTATCCAAAGATCTTGCTATGCGTATTGTGGAAGAATATCTGGCAGCTCAGTCCGATGCTAAAGCGAAAGCAGCAGCGGAAAAGATGCGGAAGAAAAATGCACAGTACAGAGCGAACCTCAGAAATAATTACGAGAAGAAATTGAAAGAGGCGAGAGCTGATATTCGCAACAAATATTACAATCGCGGAGCGCAGATGCGTGAACGCAACGAAGAGAAGATTGCACAGATCAGAGCGAAGAACAGACAGACAGCTACTAACGCCAGAAGAAAACGACTTGCTAACCACGAAAAGGAAATGATTTCCAAACAAGCAAGTGCTTTAATGAAATGGTTAGAAAGTCCGACGGAAAAACACCATGTTCCGAGAGAAATGGTAGAACCTGTTGTTGAGTTCCTGTATGCGTTGGATTTTGTAGAACCGGATGTAAAACAGGATAAAGATGGCAAATGGTATGTGAGAGTATTTAATCATAGCGTGATCGGAGAAGATGGAAGCAGATCTATGATATTCGATACACTAACAGCCAATACCAGAGAGGAAGCGTTGCAGAAATTCTATGATGCGATCGGAAGCGGCACAGGCTCAAGGGCACAGAGAACATGGACGGATAGAATGTCTCTTATGAAGGATCTGTTCGACAAGGTAACAAAGGGAGAACAGTTCGAGCATCAGAGTATGGATGATTTCTTACAGACAATCGATCCTGCAATGTCCGAAGAATTTGGAGAGATGCTCCGGAACAACAGAGGCGTTGCAAAAATCAATCTGTTAGAATACGAGGATCTTCATATCATCAACAAAGCTCTGCGCGGTATTACCCATGCAATCAATCAGGGCAACAAGGCATTTACCCAGAATGCGACTATTGCAGAGTGGGCAGGCAATACGATGGATCTCGCTAACAAGGTAGAAAATGACAAAGAACATGGCTATTTCTATCATAAGTTTATGAAAACACTGAGACTCGATATGGCAACGCCAGAAACATTCCTATCCCTGAATGGAGCAGAAGCGATATATAAATCCCTGAGAGCTGCGTTTAATACTAAAATTGCAGATATCAGACAGGCTCAGACGTTTATGCAGGAAGTAATGAAGGATGTGCGAAAGAAAGACCTCCGGAAGTGGGTAACAGAGATTCACGAATTAAGAGTGAACGGAGGAACGCTGAGACTTACGGCGGCACAGATGATGTCTCTTTACGAGTTGTCCAAACGAGGACAGGCGATTCTGCATATGAAAGGCGGAGTTAAAGCTGACACGATCAATGTAAGAGGAAAGACCAGACCTCAGGAGAAAGCGTATCATCTGACGGATGTAGATATCCAGAATATTATCGGACAACTGACAGAGCAACAGAAAACGATTGCCGATAGAATGCAGCAGTATATGGCGAACGAGTGCGCGAAACAAGGCAATGCGGCGGCAATGACGATGTATGGCTACGAGAAATTTACAGAAAAGAATTACTTCCCTATCTCCACGGATAAGACGATGGTTGCTACCAATAATAGCAATCTCACAAATGAGACTCTGAATGCCATTGAAAGATCCGGATTTACCAAACAGGTAAGAGAAAATGCGAGCAATCCTATTATGATTCGTGACATTTTTGATGTATTCACGGATCATGCTACAGATATGGCTACCTACCATGGATTCGCACCTGCGCTCAAGGATGCAAATAGATGGTTTAATTTCAGAACCGTAACCGAAGAGGAAGGATGGCAGCATTGGAAGTCTATTAAGCAGGCAGTGAATACTCTTAGTGGAAGGGGAGGAAGCGACTACTTTGTAAAACTCATTAAGGACATCAATGGAAGCGAGAAGTCACAGGATGTCGGCAATATATTCGATTGGCTGATTCCGAACTATAAGGCGGCAGCAGTTGGCGCGAATGTACGAGTTATTATTCAGCAGCCTACATCTTACTTTAGAGCTATGAATGTGCTGAGTCCTAAGTATCTGTTATCAGTATCTCCGGCGCAGGCAATAAAAGCAGGAAGAAAGATGCGAGAACAGTCCGAGATCTGTTGGTGGAAGTCTCAGGGATATTACGAAACATCCATAGGTAAATCCATGAAACAGATTGTAACAGGGCAGGCAACTATATCCGAGAAGATCAGAAATGTATCAATGTGGGGAGCAGGACTTGCGGATGAGCTCACATGGGGAACTTTATACGGAGCAGTAACCAGAGAACAGAAAGCACTTGTAAAAGGGCAGAATGTTTCTGAGGAAGAATTGAACCGGAGAATTAAAGAACGCTTTGACGAAGTAGTGGACAAGACGCAGGTTGTAGATTCCACACTGCATAGATCTCAATACATGAGATCCAAAGGTGGTCTCACAAAGATGCAAACGGCATTTATGGCGGAACCGACCAAGAGTTATAATATGCTCATGGAAGCTATTGTGAAAGATCATAGAGAAGGAACGAAAGGAAGAACGGCAAGAGCAGCATTTACATTCGTTTTCACATCGGCACTCACAGCAGCAGCGGCAGCAATCGTGGATGCATTCCGCAGAGATACGGACGATGAAGAATGGGGCGAGGTATATCTGGAAGCACTCAAAGAGAATATTGCAGATAATGTAAATCCACTCAATATGTTCCCTGTAATCAAAGATGTTTCAAACTACCTCATTGATTCCGTTAAGGGCGAGACATTCATCAGCTCTTCCGGAAGGATGGATATGGATGCTATTACCTCTCTGATTGATGCAGGAGATACTTTAATTAAGGCATTGCATGGAGAAGGAAATAAAACAGGCTATGGAATTATTTTAACCATGGCGCGTCCGCTGTCTCAGGTTACAGGCGTTCCGGCATACAATCTGATAAGAGATTTGAGCGCAGTGCACAATGCGTTCTTTGAAGATTTGAAGAAAACCAAGAGCGAGAATCCGTATGCAGCAATCTATGATGCAATCAAGGCTGATAGAGATGTTGAAGCTGCGGTTCAGAAAGCCATGGCGAATGGCGGAGTTATTGCTGATATTCAGTCCGGAATTACATCCAGATACAAGAGTGACTACTACGAGATGCTACAGGTAGATGAAGAACAGGCGGCGGAACTTGCGGAAAAGGCAAGGAAAGGATATCTTGCTACAGGAATGACCGATGCAGAATTTGATGCCATGCTTGCAACGGAGTGGGCGACGAAAGAGTTGGGATATAGCATTCTGGATGATGCAATCGAGAACGGAGAAGGTGTGACAGAAGCGATTGCCGATCTGCAGGAAACTAAGAAGGATGATGCGATTGTGAAACACATCGTAAATTCTTACGCCTCTACGATTCGGTATAACAGGGAAAATGGAATTGACAGCAGCATCGAGGAAAATGTAGAAGCGGCTCTGAAAGAAATTGACAGCAGCTATTCCTTTGATGAACGTAAGAAAGTTCTGGATGAAAAAGCTGCGGAAACGGCAGCGAAGAATGCCCTCTCTGCAGAAAGAGATGGCTACAAACAGACAATGTATAGTGCTATTGATTCAGGTAATATGGATTGGCAGCAGGCGGTGCGCGATCTGGCAAATACCGGAATGGAATTTTCGGATATCAAGAGTGCATTAACATCTCAGTACAAAGAGGAATTTATCAAAAACTATAACGCAGGCAAAGATGTATCGAAGATTGCAGCGCGCATAGCGGCTGTCAAAGCATACTGCGACTCGTTATCCGGTTTAGAAATTCCGAGAAAATACGGCGGCGATTACTACACATATGAGATTGATAAAATCAAAGAGTGGTTAGAATCGAAAGAGTAATAACTATCAGGAGGGTGTCCTATAAGGATGCCCTCTTTTTCTGTATGATGAATTAAGAAAAGGAGATAGTGCTTATGAATGTCAAATACAACATGGTGGTCGATTTCGCACGACCGAGTAAATCAAACACGATCATCATCTCAGAAGGGGATGCGAACAGTAGAGTATGCTGTTTTACATTGCTGTTTAATAAGCAGGCGTTTGGAATGATAGATGTTACCGTGGCAACAGTAAAAGCTGTGAAGCAGAACGGAAGCGTTGTCTATGGAGATGCTGAAATCACAACGGACGAGAATGGAAACAAGATCAATGAGGTAATTTACACAATCCCTGCTGCAATCACAGACGAGGCAGGAAAAGTATCTATGACAATCACATTGATGTCATCTCAGGGAGAACAGATCACATCCTTTGAATTTTACCTTACTGTGAGGAATGCTCTTTACAATGAGGATGATTACATCTCAGAAGAGGACCTGTCCGGTTTCAGAGACTTACTCAATAGAGCTATGGCTGCTCTCGAAAAAATGGAAGTAATGACCTCGCAGGAGGCGTTACCTAACCCTTATCCGTTTACGTTTGAAGTTGAGGGAAACAGCCACTCTTACAATGGTAGCACAGCAGTAAGCGTAGCGCTTGGAAATATGACTTACATAAACGAGGACGAAGAGGTAGAACCGGAGGAAAGTCTGGACGAGACAACAGCTAAGCAGGCAGCAGCGAGCGCAAACGCGGCAGCGAAAAGCGCACTGGAAGCAAGCAGATCGGCAGCGCAGGCGCAGGCGCATATTGCAGGCATAGAAGAATCCGTATCTAAGACAGAGGAATATAAAAACCTTGCTTATGGATACCAGGGGCAGGCGGCAGCGAGCGCAGCACTTGCACAAAAGACAGCATCAGAATTTAGCGGAGACATCGAAAATATCAAACAGGCAATTCGAGATCTCGGCGGTGATATCTAGGGGGTGCTGCAATGGACGTTATAATTACGGCGGTTATTACTGAGGTAGTGACTCTCTTAGTCTGCATCATCAATAACCGCACGCAACACAATAAGACGATCGCCCTGTTTGATTATAAGTTGAGCGAATTAACCAAAAAGGTAGAGAAACATAATAACCTGATTGAGAGGACATACGAACTCGAAAAAAAGGTAGAACTGCACGAAGAGAAAATAAAAGTTGCAAATCATCGGATCGAAGATATGGAAAAGGCAGGTGGAACATGAGGCGAATGTTGCTGAAAAGAGGCTTCATGGACAGGTTATACTTTTATAATTTTCGTGCGGTATGGACATTTACGGCAGCTTGCTATGTGTTAAATGCTTTGAGCGGAGTTCTGAATGTGACAGATTTATCGATCATCACATATGGAGTTCCGGTGGCGTTCACAGAGCTTGGATTGCATACAGCTTTCATTGTATGGAAAGCAAAAACAGAAAACTGTAGGAAATTTAAAGACTACAGTAAATTAAAAGAATTGGAGGAAATAGAACTATGAATGATGTATTGTTTGAGGTATTAAAAGCAGTCGTTGTACTGGCGGTGGTTCTTATTATGAGATACGCCGTGCCTTATGTGAAGGAAGTTGTGGAGAAGAGCAAGTATTCATGGCTTATTACATGGGTAGATATCGCAGTCAGATCCGCGGAACAGACAATGTTCGGAAACGCGACCGGAGCGGAAAAGAAAGCTATCGTTACTGAATTTATTAGATCCTTGCTGATTTCAAAGAATATCTCTATATCCGATGAACAGTTGGACAGGCTGATTGAAGCAACGGTGTTTGAGATGAACGGAGGCAAGAAATAATGGCAAGTGCGAAAGAATGCAAAGCGTTTATCGCTGAGATTGCACCGATTATTCGCCGTTTGGCAAAAGAGTACGGATACCATGTAGCATCTCCGATCATAGCGCAGGCGTGCATCGAGAGCGCATATGGAAAATCTAGTCTCGGATATAAATATCATAATTACTTCGGAATGAAATGCGGCAGCTCGTGGAAAGGCTCGTCTGTAAATCTCCGTACAAAAGAAGAATATACAGTTGGAACATTAACCACGATCAGAGATAACTTCCGCACATATGCCAATATGGAAGAGGGAGTTCGCGGTTATTTCGAGTTTATTCAGGCGAAGAGGTACGCAAATCTTAAAACCGCTAAAACTCCGAAAGAGTATCTGACCTTAATCAAGCAGGACGGATATGCGACATCTAGTACATATGTCAATACAAATATGTCCTGCATCTCAAAATGGGATCTCGAAAAGTGGGATAATGAATCCTATATGCCAGAAGATAAAACGGCTAAGATGGAAGAAATTGCGAGAGAGGTTATCGCCGGAAAATGGGGAAATGGTGCTGAGCGTAAACGCAGACTTACTCAGGCAGGATATGATTTTATGATTATCCAGAAGAGGGTTAATGAAATTTTGAGAGGTAAGTAAAAAATGGTTTATGTAGGTATTGCGGCGGTGGTCGTTACAGTTGGCGTTGTGGCTCTGGCAGCTATTGCAATTATCAGAGTAGGATACGATATGTACTATCAATAAGATAGTTGCAGACGGTATCAGTCGATGGTAAAGTGAATGAAAAAGATAGTAACAATGTAGTTACAAAAACGAGAAATTTCCTTATAAAATAGGCATCCGGAGACTATCACGTGTTTAACCAGAGTATAATCGTTTGTTTCAATACAAATAGCCTGAAAGACAATGAATTTATTTCATTGTCTTTTTTTGTTTTAATTATTTATTTTCAGAAAGAAAGAGGTATTTTTATGAGCATGTCTATAAGCTTTGATTTATTCAAAGAATCTGTTGTTCAAATCTTACAAGAGAATTTAGGCGGGGAATTTAAGGTTTTTACTGATAAAGTGATGAAGAACAATGGTGTTGAACTAACCGGTATTATTATTCAGAAGAGTGGACAAAATGTATCCCCTACTATCTATATTAATGAACTGTATGAGGAGTTCCAAAGGGGGATATCACTGAAAAAGCTATCAGAAACTATTTTGCAGATATATGAGGATAACTGCTATGACAAACCGGTGGATTTATGTAAGTTTAAAAGTTATGCCGATGCAAAAAAGCAGATAGTCTTTAAATTAATTAATAAAGGAAAAAACCAAATACTATTACAACAAGTACCACATCGGATATTCCATAATCTTGCAATTGTATTTTATTATGTGGTAAATGAACCGCCATTCTATGGAAAGGCATCCATTTTGATTACAAATAAACACCTAGATTACTGGCAGGTAGATGAAGAAGAATTTTGTATGACTGCCATGTGTAATACGCCGCGGATAATGCCACCTCAAATCCAGAATATTGAGGATGTGATGAAAGGATTGCTAAAAAACGAGGGAACAAATGAGGAGATGGCAGAGCAGATTATGACCGGACTAAAAAAGGAACTGGAAGGAATGGATAAGGTTCCGATGTATGTGTTGACCAATGAACAAAAGCTGCAGGGAGCAGCGTGTATGCTTTATCCGGGGGTTGTTCAAAACTTTGCTAAACTCTTTAACCGTAATTTGTATATTCTTCCAAGTTCTGTCCATGAAGTCATTTTATTGCCGGAGGATGAAAGTTACAATAAAGAAAACTTGCTTGCCATGGTAACGGAAATTAATGCAACCCAGGTAGATAAATGTGAAGTGTTAGCGGATGCAGTCTATTTTTTTGATTTGGAAAATAATAGATTAATACAACTTTTCCAATAAAAACAGGACACAAACCTTTCACAGTTTTTTGTAACTGTCGGACTAGACATTCTCAAAAGCTTATGATATTATATTCAAGGTGATGTAACAAAATTGTAATATTTATCTGCACCCGTAGTCTAACGGATAGAACGAAGGCCTCCGACGCCTTTAATGCAGGTTCGATTCCTGTCGGGTGCAT